TCAGGCCACAGGAGGATTTTCCGGCCCCGGAGGGTCTGCCAGTTCGCTCTGCTGAGAGCCTGCGCGCCACCGGGCCAGGTCACGGCGACGTAAGGCGAGCCCGCCAGGGCTGCGGCAGCGTCTGCGGTTTTCTCGCCCTCGACCACCAGCACCGGATCCTCGGGGCGGGCCTCCAGTTCCTGCAGCCGGTACAGCGGTCGCGGGACCGGCCACTGGCCCATGCCCCAGCCGTCTGCGGAGAAAGTCCAGGGCACGATTTGCTTGCGCTCGCCAGGCGGGTCGTAGCGCGCCACGTAGCCCAAAACGTCGCCGTCGCCGTTGAAGTACGGCCAGCGCGCTGACGGCGCGCCGTGGATCGGGTGAATGCAGTCGCAGTCCGCCGCCTCGCTGGGGACCGGCACGATGACCTGCCGCTGCGGTTTCGCTGGGCGCGGCTTGGCAGGCACGCTGCTGGCGGGCGCGTCGTCGCTGAGTTCGCGGTACGCCTCGCCCATGGTGATCTCGTGGATGGCAGCGTACAGGCTGATGAGATCCCCGCCGCGTTCGTTGGTCGCGAAGTCGGCCCAGCGGCCGCTCAGGAGGTTGACGGAGCAGGAGTCGCCCTCGCCGCCGGCCAGGTCGCCGGTGACCCACTCATGGCCCCGCCTGCGCCCGCCTGCGAGCCACTGTGGGACCAAGGTGTCGGCGCTGATGAGCAGGCGCTGCGCGAGGGCTGAGAAGTCTAGTTTCGTTGTCATGCATCCCCCAACAACCTGACGGCATCCTCAACAGATTGCACAATCCCGCCGACACCACCAGCAGCAACGCAGGCATCCAGTAGGTCATGCTGCTCGTCGGTGCCACGTCGCACACCGGGACGCTTGCACTCCATCAGGAACAGCCTACCGTCAGTCAGTTGCCCGAGGTAGTCACTGGCGCCCTTAATACGCCCAGGGCTGCCGCGCAAGTACAAACGATAGAACACGGTGAACCTGTCGCCGTTCTGCGCCGCTCCGCCGTTGAGTCGCATGAACCACGCCACGCGCGGATGCACGCGCAGCAACTCAAACACTGCCGCCATCACATCGGACTCGGTGCCGCTGGTGCTGGGCTTCGCTGCGGCGCGTTTCTTCGGTTCCGGCGGTATCGGCAGCTCCCGCGCCGGCTTGCCGCTGAGCGCGGCGTACAGCGACTCTGTCTGCTGGTTGCGGAGCATCTGCTCGCGCAGCGTGCGGCGGCCTCTCATCGCTTCGCCTCCGCCCTGTCGATCTCGGCCTGCAGCGTCGCCACCGCTTCCTTCGCCATCTCCAGCACTGTGGCCAGCATCACCGCATCGCTCAGGCATGCGCGGATCGCCGCGTTCTCATCGCCGGGGCCGTAGTCGCCGCTATCGACCCACTCGATGTCGTGGAGAGCCTTCGCCACCAGCTTCAGATGCCGCGCAAACGCCCGACGCTCTGGCGTGTCTGCGGTAAATGTCGCCTCGTACTCGAGCTTTGAGTAGATGTAATTCATGCTGCCGCCGCTCATCGCTTCGCCTCCTGCGCGCACCGCGCCGCATACGCCCACACCGACGCCGCTTGCTCATGCGCCTTCAACTTGTGCTGCACCAACGGCCTGACGGCCAACTTCGGCGGCGGCGGAGCACCGGCAATCACCCACACCCAGATGTGCTCATTGATGCGGCGTTTCTGCAGCCTGCCCTGCACGCGCAGCTTCCTCAGATGCTGCGCCGCAGTGTCCTGCTTGCACCCGAGGTGCGCCGCCACTTGCTCACGCCGCACCGGCTGATGCGCCTGCACGTAGGCTAGAACCGCCAGTTTTTCGTCGCTGAGAATCATTATTCGACTGGCCTCCACGGAACCATCTTCGTTCGCAGCTGCGCCTCCGCAGCACGGATCAGAAACCGCGCCTGCGTTTCCGTCACGCCAGGCAGCGCGGCCTTGAACCACAGGCGCCCGATTTCGTCGTCCGTCAGGCTGACGTGCCGGCACTTGTCCAGCAGGGCGAGCGTGCCCGCGGGGGCAACTTCCCAGTCTGAAATCATTTCTTTTCCTCCAGCCAAGACCACCAAATGCGCCGCTGCACGGTTGCTGGCGCCGCCATCGCGGCCACTTGGGCGGCCTCGTCGCGGTCAAACCACGGGGTCGCAGGGCGCGACCACTTCGCGCCGTCCCACCAGCGGAGAAACTGTCCCTTACGGGTCACGCTGGCCCGATACCAGCCCACCGCAGGCGGCGGGCCGGGGTTCCATTCAATCGTCATGGTGCAACCTCCAAACGTCGAGCATATTCCCACACGCTGGCGGCCTGCGCTATTGCGGCGTCCGCCGCCGTGTTGCGCGGCTCGGCCAGCACCCACGACGAATGACGCCCCACTCTGCTCGGCCGGATCAGGCCGGCGCGACGCAGTGCGTCAAGGTATTGCGAGGCCGTCTCCTCACGCACATGCAGGGCGCGAGCGATGGTGCGTCTGTTGACGGGCTGCAGCCGCTCAACGGCGGCAAGCGTCTCTTGCTGGCGTGGTGTCAGGTCCATGGGCCGCGATCATAGGCCCGCCCCGCCCGACGCGTCCATATCCCGACTATTCCACGCGGGTATACGATGCTGCTTGACGCTCCGCGACTGTCTTGTATGATGCCCTTGCGTTGCGGCGCATCCCGCAAACAAAAGGAGAAAAGCGATGAATTACTCTGCGATTCTTGGCCCTGGCGACGTGGCTACTTGGCCCACGCATTCTGCCGGTTTTGAGAGAGACCACCCGTACAAACAGGAAGCCCGTGACCATTTGCTGGCCTGCCCTGCAGACTGGCAGGAGTGGTTTGCCGAAGTGAGCCGCGCTCGCGAGGGTGCGGCGTTCTCGACGATTCTTGTGCGCGAAGAGGACATGGACAGCGTGTGTGTTGACACGTTGTTGGCCTGCCTGCTCAGCGGCACCCGTGCGCAGTCCGAGGCGGCGCGCTACGAACTGCAGTCGCGGTTTCTGCGGGACAGCGCCGACCGGCTGCGGCGGCTTGAGGATCAGTTGTGCGCTTCGCAGGGCGACCGAGAGCCTGAGTTTTACGACGATTTCTGAGGAGCGGCTAGGCTAGGCGCGGCCCGGCTCGGTATGGCACGGCGAGATGCGGCTAGGCAAGGCAAGGGCTGCGAATGCAGCGGGTAGGGCGGCGTGCCGCCTCTCCCGGTGCTGTTGCACCAACGTGGTCCGGCAGGGCCCGGCATGGCAAGGTCTGGCACGGCGAGGCGTGGCTCGGTCCGGCCCGGTTCGGCAAGGGCTGTTTACAGCGGGTTGACTGGCGTGCTGGTCATCCCGGTGGCAACACCAACGAGGCTAGGCTTTGCGCGGCAAGGCAGGGCACGGCATAGCTCGGCGCGGCAAGGGCGCAATTGCGCATCATCATCAACTGGAGCAACGAAATGAAGCAATACGAAATCGAGATCGTCGGCGACACGCCGCTTCTCATGCATCAGGACAACATTGAGTGGTCCGACATGATGGACGAGTGGAAGGCCGATGCGGCCAACAAGAAGATCAGCAAGGCCGGCGATGACCGCAGCCCAGCCTTCCGCTGGATCGGCAGCACCTACCACGACGATAACGTCGTGGCGATGCCCAGCGACAACCTGATGCGCTGCATCATGGAAGGCGGCAGCATGGTGCCGGTGCCTGGCGCCAAGGGCAACAAGACGTTCAAGAGCCAGACCCAATCCGGCATGATGGTTGCCGAGCCGTTCTGGCCGCTGACCATTGACGGCAAGACCGTTCCGATGTCAGAGATCAGGCCGCTGATGCAGGTCAAGGATTTCGCGTCGCACCGAGCCAAGGCCATCGAGCTTGGCTTCAAGCTGCATGTCAAGCGCGCCAAGATCGGCGCGGCCAAGCACATCCGCGTGCGCCCGTGCTTCGACCGCTGGACGCTGCGCGGCACGATCAACGTCTGGGACGAGCAGATCACCGACCGCGTGCTGACCGAGGTGCTGACGCTGGCCGGTCGGTACAAGGGGCTTGGCGACTGGCGCCCCGGCTCAAAGACGCCCGGAAGCTGGGGCATGTTCAAGGCCACCGTCAGGAGCCTGTGAAATGAAGGGCGTCATGTTCAACGGCTCCCCGACAGGGGCCGATGTCCGCAAACTGCTGGATGCGTTTGGCGCCCCGACCGTGGGTTGGGAAGTGACGCACGAAGCCGTGGCCGATGTGCTGGGCGTTGAGATCGGCGGCCACCGCTACCGAACCGTAATCGCCGCTTGGCGAAAGACGCTGCTGGACCGCCACGATGTCGATCTCGGATCGGTTCACGGCGTCGGCTACCGCGCCCTGAATGCGCAGGAGCGCGTTGATATCGGCATTGCTGGCAGCAGGGTCGGGATGCGAAAGATTCTGCGCTCGGCGCGTCGCGGAGACCGCGTGGTGACTGAAGACCAGATTTTGTGCCACAAGCAGGCGGTTCAGCGCCGCCTCGTAAACGTGTTGACTAGGGATTTTCAGGATGCCATCAAAGAATTTTCTGTGCCATCATCTGACAAACAACAAAAGCGGCTCCCGCCGCTTGGAGAAGCAACGTGATCCTCGAAACCGCCACCCAGCGCGATGCCGACTGGTACGCCGCTCGCTGCGGCAAGGCCACCGCATCCCGGTTCAAGGATGTGCTGGCTCGCCTCAAGAACAACGCACCCGCCGCTGACCGCCAGAAATACCTGACGGAGCTTGTGGTTGAGCGCCTGACCGGCCAGCCTGTGCCCAGTTATGAGAACGCTGCCATGCGCTGGGGCACGGAGCAAGAGCCCGCCTCCAGGGCGGCATACGAGCAGCGCACGGGCGTCGCGGTGGAAGAGACGGGCTTCGTCGCCCATGACACCCTGATGGCAGGCTGCAGCCCGGACGGCCTGGTGGACTGGGATGGCTTGGTTGAGATCAAGTGCCCGTGGAACACCGCCGTGCATATTGAGACGCTGCTGAACGGCATGCCAGACGAGCACATTCCGCAGGTACAGGGCCAGATGTGGATCACTGGCCGGCAGTGGTGCGATTTCGTTTCTTACGATCCCCGCATGCCTGCTGAACTGCAACTGCACGTCCAGCGCATCAACCGTGACCCGGCGTATGTTGCCGACCTCGAGCGCAGGGTCACGGAATTCCTTGCCGAGGTCGGCACCCAAGTCGAGGCGCTGCGGCGTCTCGCGGAAAGCAGAAAATGACTCAGGAAAAGCAGAAGCGACCCTACACGCGCAAGATGAAGGTCTTCGTCGTGACGGACATGCACGCCAACGAGCGGCTGGTGCGGGCCTACACCTCGGCCGACGCGCTGCGCCATGTCACGCCCACGTTCCTTGTGACGCCGGCCAATCAGGACGACATCATCAGCCTGATGGCTGCAGGCACGCCCGTGGAAACCGCTGGCATCCCGGAACAGGAACTGCCGGCGGGTGAAGCCGCGGGCCTGAGCGACTAACCTACAGGGGCGGTACGCCGCCCCGGAAAGAACACCATGACAGCACTTGTCCCCGTAGACCAGATCGAGCGCATGGCGCTTGCGGTCGCCAAGTCCGGCCTGTTCGGCGTCAAGACGCCCGACCAGGCGATGGCCCTCATGCTGGTGGCGCAGGCCGAGGGCATGCACCCCGCCATCGCCGCCCGCGATTACCACGTCATCAACGGCCGCCCCACGCTGCGCGCTGACGCCATGCTGGCGCGGTTCCAGCAGGCCGGCGGCAAGGTGGAATGGGGCGAGTACACCGACCAGCGCGTGGTGGGCACGTTCTCGCACCCGCAGGGCGGCAGCGTCCGCATTGAGTGGACGACCAAGATGGCTCAGGACGCGGGCCTGACGCGCA